TTAGCGCAGTTCGAACAGGTATCCCTGACCACGGACGGTGGTAATCACATCATCAGGATATCGCGCCTGAATTTTTTTGCGTAAGCGCCCCATCAATACATCAATGGTATGGCTTTCACGCAGTTCCGCATCCGGGTAGAGCTGTAGCATCAACGAATCTTTGCTGACGACTTTGCCATTATTGCGGATCAGCGTTTCCATAATGGTGTATTCAAACGCCGTCAGTTTTATCACTTCATCATTTACGGACAATTCACGGCGGGAGAGATCCACCTGAAAAGGCGGAATAGAGATAACCTGCGAGGCCAGACCGCTGTTGCGGCGCATTAACGCCTGCATACGCGCGACCACTTCTTCAATATGAAACGGTTTTGTCACGTAGTCGTCGGCGCCGGCGCTCAGCACTTCCACTTTATCCTGCCAGCCCTCACGGGCGGTTAATACCAGAACAGGAAGGGAAACGTCATTGCTGCGCCAGCGGCGGATCAGCGAAAGCCCGTCTTCATCCGGGAGGCCTAAATCGACGATGGCGATGTCCGGCAGATGCTCGTTAAGATAATAATCGGCTTCCTTTGCATCTTCTGCGTCATCAACCTGGTGCCCCAAATCCTGTAATTGAACCTTCAGGTGGTGGCGTAATAAGGCATTATCTTCGACAACCAGTACGCGCATCATCTTTTCTCCCTAAATTAACGGTATTAGTAGTTTAACGCTGATTGTGTGGATTGAAACCAGCGCTATGAAATTAAATAACTTTTTTCATACTCCCTCGCCCGTGGGGGCGTCCTGGGGGCAGTGCTGTCGGCATCTGATTGTTCAGCATGTTGACCTGATCCTGGTTCATGTCACCAATCCACTTGGAGTAAACCTCGTACACCATACGCGCATCTTCATGCCCCATCTGGCTGGCAATGAACGACGGGTTCGCTCCGGCCATCAGCGTCCAGCAGGCATATGTGTGACGCGACTGATATGGATTGCGCTCACGTATACCTGAAAGTTTAGTTCCACGCCTCCAGCCATACGAAATCGAGTCCTTGGAAAAGTAACCGCCTTTCGTTGATGAGTATGTTGTCGGTGAAAAAACGAAGCGAAGATATTGCTGCTCAGTTTTTCCGATCTCACGATGATGAAACTGAATTTCCTGTTTTGGACTGTTCCCGGTGATTTCGTATTGCTCCAGCAGAGCATCATGAGCAGGTTTCAGCAAGGTTATCGTCCTTATCCCGGCATCTGTTTTAGGGGGTACAAATACTCGCTTGTTCGTCAAATTTCTGGATACGTGGATTTCACCTTTTACCAAATCAATATCTTCCCATGCCAGTGCGCATATCTCGCCCGGCCTCATCCCCGTATGTACTGCAATAATGATAATTAATGCCTGGCTACGGGGAAGGGCGGCTATCAGTGCCTGGTACTCATGAAGTAAAAGTGGATCGGGATCATTTTTAGATAACTTGAGTCGCGACACTCCTTCATAAGGAGCATGCAATATAAACTGGCTTCGGTTTGCAAGCTTCAGCATTTCTGATAAAACAGCCATCTGTTTATTGACTGTTGAGGGCGCGCGCCCATTTTTGATGCGGTTTGGCATTGAAGGGTTGAAAACTTCCCCGGTCAGGAGTTCTTTGCGGTAATTCAGAATATCTGCGTGCTGAATATCAACCAGGCGTGTGTTCTCGCCCACGACTCGTTTCAGGGTATTAACGACTGATGTGATGGATAGTAAAGTGGCTTCAGATACCTCCAGTGACTTTGTGTCTGTAAAAAAATCGCTCAGTTCTTTGAATGTGGAGATCCGTTTTGTGGACGAAAATTTCTTAAGAGCTTTTGATTCCGGGAAACGATCTGCGTAGTCAAACTTACCGAGCTGTATCTCACTCACAATTGCTGCGCGCAGATTGCCCGCTTTTTTAATGTTGCTACTGTTGACAACCCAACCCTGGAGAACTTCGCGGCAACGAATGCCGCGATAGATAAATGTGATTCTGATTTTTCCGTTATGCAGTTCAACACCAGTCGGGTATTTCATTAAGCATCCTGAACTAACTGATTAATCTTCGGGTAGTTGTACCAAAGCAGACCTTTAGAGTTGTCAGTCTGTCCAAGCGCAGTAAGGCGCTTGAAGTGAACACCTTCAACCCATAGCTTCAGGCGATAATTTTTAATTTGTCCTTCAGTAAGTCCTGTTCTTTCGGTAAGTCTGGACTCAACAACCCACTCTTCGTTAAAAATTACCTGTGACATGGTTCACCTCAGGTAACCGGCGCCAGTATAGATGCGCCGGTGTTGTGACATTGATAATTCGTTATCAGGCAATCTGCCCTGGCAGTGCGCGCAGTCGGCGCATACCTGTCATTGCGGTGGCGACATAGCTCTTATGTCGGTTAACAACTTCTACTGTCACCTTCACGCCGTCGACCGCCACGGTATAAGTGGTCTTTGTTTTCTGTCGGCCAAACTCCCCGTAAAGCTCAACATGCTTTGCCAGTGCTGCATCGCATGCCCGACGACCTAACGGCGATTGCTTACTGCGATTGATAAGGCGCATATAACCCCCTGTGACGGGAGGGGCCGCCCTCCCGCCTCCCTTAGCCCACGTATTCCGGTTTCATGTCGTCCAGGGTGATGCGGAACTGATCATACAGTTCATCGCCAAGATGACGTTTAGCAGCGCTGAGCGTACCTTCAGCTTTAGCGAACATCGCTGCGGCTTCCGGTTCGCTGGGATTTGGAAGTGAGTTGATCACAGCCTCGACCTTGTTCTGCGCATCGACCTGGTAGTAGCGCTTCACAGCCTTATTCTTCAGTTCGGTATACAGAGCGGTTCCCAGCAGCGCTTTCTGCGACTCAATATCCGCGCGGATGGCTTCGGCCTGGTCAACTGAGCTTGCAGTATCAATGCGGTCGCGTAGGTCGTCGGCAACGGCATCAACGTTAGTTGCCGATTCCTGCGCGCTGTTCGTGGTGCTAACCTCGCCAGTGATTTCCTGCACGCTCATGCGCTGGACTGGCGCCGGATTGATTTCTCGCTCGGTACGTTGCTCAAGCTCATCTGGTGTGTAAACACCGAGAATCACATGCGGGCAGTACAACCGCGCCCAATATTTCACCCCAAGATAGGCTATTTGTTGGTCAGGCTTTGAAACCCACAGCGGCGAATTTCGAGTAACTACCTGAGACAGGTAAAGTGGTTTGTCCCAAGTGATTTCACTTTCACCACGAAGAATTGCCCCGACCTCGATGTAGAGCCCTGCTTCATCTTCATCAGTCCAGTCGCGAACGCGTTCCATTACAGTGTATTTGCCATTTTTCCCTGTTTTCTCGCGGGTCACTTCTTTGGTTCTGGTGCAACGTTCCCAGTCACCACCGTAGCGATAATGGAAGCGGCCATGGATGGCGCTGGAACTGGTGATAACGGCATTAACAAGCTGTGCTTCGTAACCCAGTTGCCCATTGACCAGGTGCGTCTTTTGCGCAACTGCATATGGATTCATGCCCCATTGCATGGCTTGCATGACGATAGCCATGCAATCTGCTGGCTTTCCTGCCAAGTGCGCGGGCACGGTAACGACGGATTGAGCCATCAGCCCGGCGAAAGACTGCAACTGTCCCAGGGCCTGTACGTTGAAAATTGAGTTACTTGCAGAGATTGTGTTTGGTGCCTGCTGTTCGGCTGTAACAATGTTGGTATTTTTCATGACAGTTCCCCCTTAGGCCTGTACGCGCAGCGCTTCAAGGCGGCGCACATCAAAATCGTTGAGTTCTTCGGCGTAATCTTCTGTAATCGGCGCTGGCCATTCGCCAGTGTCGAACCCGTTCGCTATGGCGCGCATTGCTTTGCGGTATTCCAGCATGCCGAGTTCCAGCAACTCTTCGGATGCCTCGACGATGGCGATCCAGTGGTAGTTCTCGTCTTTGTTGACGAATATCCAGAAAAACTGGTCCAGCGCTGCGGTTTCGCAGTACATAGCAGCGCTCAGGTGATAATCGCGCTCGATGATTTCCCGGTGCAGCTTCGCGCGCAGGCCTTCCTGCTTGATATTCCACATGCTGATAGTCTTCAGGTCAGCGCCGATGCGCAGGCCGCCCATGTCAATTTCAAGGTCAGGGCGCACGCGGATTTCCAGCCCGGTTTCCTCATCAATACCGAAATAGCTCACCTCTACGGCGCGGTTCGGATGCGTCAGCAGCTTCCCGGCGGTCGGGTGATTCAGCAGCGCTTTCTGGATGGCCTGCGCGGTGCTCAACTGCTGGCGGGTAACCAGTATTTTTTCTTCCGGATTTTCGCGCCATGCATCCAGCAGTTCGTCGGCAAACACAGCTTCTGGATTAACAGACTTCACAGCCTGAATCAGATCCGTTTTGGTACCGGAGACTTTCAGTGGTTGCGGCTTCTGGGCTTCCTGTGCGACCAGGTCAGGGTTAATGATTGCCAGCTGTTCCAGCAATGCGTCGCGGCTGCCGCTGGTTTTAACCGGCGCGGGCAGGGTGGCGTTGTATTCTTTGATGCAGGCCTTCATTGCCGCTGCTGTATGCTTAGTCCCGTTTTCGATGCGCTGGAACTCTTCCGGGAGTTGCTCATATGACGCATAGGACTCGTCAACGGATGCCCCAAGCGGGAACGGCACGGGCAGGGTGGCGTTATGCGCATCCAGCAATGTTTTGATATCGTCAGCGGTGAGTAATGCCGGCAGGCTGGCGTTGTGTTCGTCGATAACCGCGCGGATCGTCGCTGTCGTCGTGAGCGCGCCTTCCGGGATTTCCGGCTCGATGCTGAACTCTTTTTCCAGTTGTTCAGGCTGTAATGCCAGCGCGTGCACCAGGTTCCCCATATCCAGAACTTTGGTGCGTTCTTTCTGGATGGTTTTGGATACGTGGCGCGCTTCGAAATACATCAGACTTACACGTGCATCTTTGACCATTGTCGAACTGATGCCATTCGCCGCGTGATATACCTCGTTCGGTACGCCTTCATAACGCCCCGGCTCGAAGTATTCCGGCCACACTGACGCTGGCTCTGGTTCTTCCTGTTGCATTTCCGGCACGTTTTGTTGCGTTTCTGGCTCAGAATGGCTTGCAGAATCGTTGTTCTGGCTCACTTCCGGCTGATGGTGGTCTACATCGGCTTGTTCGCCGGTATCTGCTTCTTCACCATTCCCCAAATCACTTTCGCTTGTGAGCAGCGCATCACTAGTCTGTTCTTCATTACCGTCAGTTTCTTGAACCTGCACATCGCTGGTGGTCTCCGCTTCCTGTTTTGTGCCATGAGTTGAGGAGTTCTGAATCAGCGCAGAAACGTCAAATATGCCTGCGGCAACCTTTTTCACCAGTTCCGGTTCGGCTTCCTGCTTACCTGCATCAGTCTTCACCCATTTCGGATCGTTCGGGTCGCTGATACCTTCAACATACTCGCCGCGCTCAGCAGCAAGCTGGTGGTTAGCTTCTTCCACTGCGTCTTTTTCTGGTGCATGGCGGGCGGCGGACAGAGTTTCTGCGGACGGTTTCTCGTGATTAATTTCTGTCAGGTTGGAATTAATGTATCTGCGTAAGCTGTCAGGAAAATGATGAACGTTGTCACCAGAACCACGGATAAGCGCAAAAATAGCGGCGCGAGAATAGTCCAGGATACCCGGTGTTGCGCGAAGTGCTGCGGACCATTCTTTGAATGGACTTTCTTTTTTCTTAACGATTTCTTTCGCGCGACGATAAACGCTACCAGGTAATTCATAGATATTAAAATCCATCGGCAGGGTGGCCAGCGCGATTTCCTGATCAAGCGTATCCAGCGTGTGGACATAATCCGGGTTGCGGTCTGTTTTGTTTCCGCCGCCAGCGTTCGCGCCGCTTTCAGCATGCTGAATAGCTGATACACGATTACCTTTGCACCACTCTTTAACGAGCAGCCCGCGATCAATATGAGGGGTATCGAACCATGTTTTCAGAAACTGGATAACGCTTGCCAGCTCAGGGATTTTGCCATCGGCAGGAAACACGTTCTTAACGGCATTCACCACTTTATGGATGTCGTGTTCAATGGCCTTTTTGAACGCTTCAACATTCTCGGCGGCAAGCAGCAGGTTCTGGACATATGAATTATCTGTGTCCATTTCCAGAGCGAGAATTGCTTTTTTCTGCTCTGCATCGACATGATAGAGATATTCGCCATCGCCAATATGTTGAGCCAGAACGCGATGACGGAAGGGCATCGTTGCCACAACGGTTAACTGAGGGTGTTCAGGTCGATCGCCATTGTCTTCAGTTGACGCCTGTTCGTGCTGGGTAATTTCGTCAGTTTCGGTATCGGCAACGTCTTCATTGCCAAAATCTTCCGTGTGATCTTCCAGCACTTCACCTGTTTCGGTATCAACACCGTTAACGATATGCTGACGTGCTTCGGCGGCAGCATCAGAAGAGGGCAACGTAACACCGGGGATCTGCGCCCAGGTCATGTTGTCTTTACCGAGTTGGTAGAAATCGCAGAACATTAAGCTGAGCTCGCCTTCCGGCGGCAGTTCGTTAACGACAGGGAAATTAGTGGCGACAGCTTTAAAATAATCTTTCAGCTTTGCGCCGGATTTAATCAGGAGATAATCCAGTGTGGCATTTGCCGATTCAAAATCATCACTGCACCAGAGAACCGCATCTTTTTGTCCTGATGATTTTTTTGCTTTGCGGACTAAAAATACAGGATTAGTTCCACTCATTGTTTTATCCTCACTTCGTGTAGAATGGAGGCGCCTTAATGGCACCTCGGTTTTACCAGGTAGAATGTCCGGTTCGCTTTGGTCGGTGAGACCGGACAGGGCAAGCCCACCTCGTGTGGGCTTTTGCTTAATGAACGGTGCTGAAAACTTTTTCTGAGTAATCGAGTTTGTAGCTGCGGTAGTTGCCAAACCCGGCGTTATCGCCATCACTTACTTTCACGGACAACATTGAAATTGCCTCTACAGCACAGAGAGGACAGTCGAACTTGCCGAATACATAGCCACCATCGAGAATGACCGTGACCGCACCCGTTTCGGCTGAATGAATAACACCTGATACTTTCTTCTCGCAGTTGAATACAGCCACTTCTTTATTCACTGCTTTCAGGTTCATTTCGATTTTTACGATTTCCATAAAACTTCTCCGGTTATTAAATTCAGGATGTAAGAAGCCGCGCCAAATTAATGGCGAATTTTTTATTTCATATTTCAGGACTGCTGGTTAACTTTCGTGCGCCATCTGATCGTATTCAGCGCATTGCTTTGAGCAGTATTCTTTTTCTTTGTTGGCAAGCCGGTTGCCATTGCGATAGAAAAGGATGCTCTTTACTTCTTTGCCTTCTTCAACGGGTTTGCGGCAGTAACCGCATTCTTTCTGCATTACCCCTCCTCAGATGCTTGCTGGAAGTTCTCCGTTGCGAATGATTCCCTCAACAGGCCAGCACTCACCATTAACCTTTTGCTCGACAGCTGCGGCATGGCATTCCTGCTGGTTGTCATATACACCGAGAATCACATCCTGAAAGTCACCGTTGGTCATTGCGACCGTTAATACCAGTGCGAATAGTTCCCCCATCAGTGAAGAGTCCTCCCGATTGCAGCAGCATAAATACGTTTTGCTTCTTCCCAGTCTTTAATGCTGTTGTGAGCCACTGCGAAGGATGCCTTGCGCTGTGCCTCCCGGACTTGCTGCTGGTTAATCATCGTTATCCTCCAGGTGCCCGTTATCGCGAAGCCAGCTAATGATTTCATCAGGAGAAAGACGATCCAGCATTTCCGGCAACTTGCTGTTGTTGTCAGCCCAGTCGATGTAATCCGACAGGTCGATAGCGGCGAACAGTACATCGCTTTCGATTTCTTCCAGCACGTCATCCACTTCAACGCCGCGAATTTCAGCATTCACAAAATCGCGATAACCGCTGGTTGAAACGTCAACTCCCTGCGTCTTGAGATCTAAATCAATTTTCATTTTCCCTCCCCATTGTTGCGCCTGTCTTTTCACCACTTCAGGCTCGGTGGTGATATGCTGGTAGTTCTCACACAGCCAGCAAGGATATGAAAATGGCATCACGTCCAATCTGTGTTTTTTGGTTCAAGAACCAGGAACAGTATGATTCCTATAAAAAAGTACTAACTGATGCATGGGTATTACCTGAAAACTATCGGGATTGGCTTATCCGCTTTAATCAAATGGTTGAGCGTTACGAAAACAGCGGTATCCAAGTGATTAAAGTAGAGGCCGAGGCTGACGAGTTCGCTTCCTGGTGTCTTAGTAATGTTCGTGACACTAGTACCAAAAGCTGCAATGACTTCGCGGCTTTCATAGGCGGCAGCAAGGCGATCCGCGATAGTGAGCGTGATTGGGGATATTAGTAAGCAAACTCGATTATCAACCTTTGACACTTCAATCTTCATTTTCCCCACCTCTATTAGTTATGGCCCTGCATCAAATGATTACTCTTGATGCGGGGATTTACTGAATCTCTCTGCTCGTATCGCTGAGCTGGCGGAACGTTTGATACCTGCTGCGCGTTAACTCATCCACCTCATCACCATCTTCATACGCCTGGTGCGGCTACTTCGTGGGTGTCCTGCCTGGGTGGTCGTGTTGCTGTGAATTCATATTAAGCCTTAGACTTAACTTATGTCAAGCTCGGGGCTTGATGCGTAGTTAAGTTTTAGGCTTATTTTTTTGACGAATGTACGGGAGTGGAGGATGCTTATGGTCAGATAAGCATCAGTGAGGACTATGGATATGGACTACGAAGAAGCCGCGCAACTGCGCTATCAGGAAATGTGCCGGATTGTGGGGGATGTCGTTTTTGCGATGGTGGCTGAAGGGCATGAAACCAAAAGAGTGGCTATAGCTGACGTGATACGAACGGAGATATCGAAGGGGCTGGATAAGTGGGATGCTGACCAGATTCAGGTTATGGAGCTGGCAGTGAAGTTACTGGAAGAGTAGGGCAATAAAAAACCCGGCGCGGTGGCCGGGTTAGTTATTGAATATTCCTGAAAATTATAAGAGGTGTCATACCATACGAATTACCACTTCTCCCGGCCAAGTCCCTTATCCCAGACAGCATGCCATGAATGCCGTCTTTCATTGGGTTCGGCTCAAACGGTAAAGTTTCCGTCATATCTTCTTCGGCTTCAGGAAGAGCATCAATGAAGCCAATTACATACCACTCGCCTGGCAGTCTCGAACCATACTTTAGAACCATATCATCTGGATTTATCGTCAGATAGTCTCTATTTATAGTCATCCAAATTGTTTGTCCCGCTTCGTTTATGAAATCAACCTGTAAAGTGTTTGGGACAATGTTTAACACCTCTTTCATCATCCCAAAAGTTACACCTGGGGCGATGAATTGGTCATCAACATTAAAGTTTGATTTTTTTGCTTTAGGTGGCAGTTTTGGCTGCTCCATTTCCATCATCTTGGCTATAAATGGAACACTTTTTTGAAAAACTGAGATATCAAAAATTCTCATTTTTCCCTTACACAGAACAGTACTACCTAAGCGCTCTCCATTGAGATCTCTTCTTATCAGGCCGCACTCATCAAGTTTATCGAGAAGATTGATTGGAAGGGTCCACGATGCATCAAAACTTTTTTCTTGTGTCTGGTTTAAAGTTTCCTCAACACCAATTTTTGATTTAACAATTTTTAAGTCAAACCCTGCATCGGAAACTGATTTATCAATTTCAGCTGTGACATGTTTAATCGATGTTACGACACCAGGCCCATGCATTTGCGCAAGAAGCGAAGACGCGCGCTGATTATCAACATAGAGAAAATCATATAGTGAATCGGTGCTTTGTTGCTCTTGCTCCATTTTGCCATTCCTCTCTAGCTCTTTCTTTCTTTTCAGCAATTTTCCGTTGCTTTTCATCTATTTCATCAAATAATTGAGTAAGTTCATCCTCGACCTCATTGGGGACGTTGGGTTTGGCTTGTTTCAATAATTTTCTGAGCATGATGATCTCCTAAAGAGAACTGACAGCTTAAATTATGTTCTCTTTACGTTGTTAAAGCAACTTCCTACCGATCAAACAGGAGTTACACAAAGCAACTCATCAAGTAGTTAGCCTTGCTTCCGGTTGTTTTGTGACATGCTTGCTGAGCCTGTCTCATGAACCGGGGTTTGCATACCCACCGACGATGAACCACGCCAGGAACGCCACGGCCACGATGAAAATCACGATGGGGAAGGCAATGCCAATTCTCATAAATCCTCTTTTGCTGTCATTCAGTATCACCCTTAATTCGCCGCCCCATATACTTGGCGTACAACTCGTCGAGTTCCTTCAGGCGCAGAGATACGATCCGCAACATGTTCTGCTGCTCTTCTTCCGGTAACTGGCGATAGAGTTCCAGCAGGCGCTGCTCGTCAGGCTTAAGACCGTCCTTCTCTCCAACATCCTCACCAAGTAGCCAGGGAACTGATACGCCAGCAGCATCAGCTACAGCTAACGCAGATTCTTTGCTAATAACACCTTTTTTGAACCAGCCGTTTACGGATTGCGGAGTAATCCCCGCAACCCTTGCCATATCAGATTTTGTCATCCCTCGTTGCGTCAGCTCTGTCAAACGCTCGATGAGAATCGGGTTAAGTATTTTTTTCTCAGCCATATCAGAAGAATAAGCCTTTTGCTTATAAATTAAAATTCGCTCAGAGCTTGATATTTTATTAAGCCTGAGGCTTAATTTGTTTGTGAATCTAGTGGAGATACTCATGAACGGATTAGAAAAGGCCATTCAGAAAGCTGGCACTGCCAGCAACTTAGCCGCAAAGCTAGGCATTAAACCGATGTCGGTTAGTCGCTGGAAAACACGATACAAGGGCGTCGTGCCAGCCGATCGTGTTTTACCCATTTTCAACGTAACCGGTGTTACTCCCCACGAATTGCGCCCTGATCTGTATCCGAACCCAACGGATGGATTACCGGCGCAGGAAGCGAGGGCGTAACTGTGCATTCAATTTCATTTCAACAAAATACCGGGTTTCCTCCGGCCACGATGATAAATCGCAATCAGCCTGATCCGGCGGATAAGCATGACCAGATTCGGGCTGCCGTTCGTGCGTGGTCGGCATCGCTGGACAACCAGGACGTAGTTGCCGGGATCATCGTTGAAGAATGGGAACGGCAGGGCGGCGCCGGGCTGGATTTTCCTGACGACCTGAGCCGTAAGCGGCAGAAGCTTTTTCGCTGGCTGGACAGCGACACCGGATATGCACGCGAAAACATCCGCCAGCTGACTCCGGCAATCCTGGCTGTTTTGCCGCTGGAATTTCGTGGGCGCCTTATCGGACAGGATTGTTTCATGACGCGTTTTGCAGCGATGGAGAAGGAAATCAGCGAGGCGAAACAGGCCGTAATGCTGAATGCGCCAAAGCATCAACTGGTGAAAGAGGTCAGGGAAGGGATTGAGCATCTGCTGAATATGTTGCCGGGTGATGCTGTCGTTCAGGTTCTGAGTGGTATCGCGGCCATAGCGCCGGGTGCCATGTGAGGGTGAAGACCGCTGTGCGCCAACACAGACGGCCTTCGGTGTAATTCCAGGCAGAAATTACGAGGTCATTATGACAAAGAGTTTTTCAAAACACCAGGCAAGGGAGGCATAGCTATGTCGAATGTCGCCTACGCCGATTTTGCGGCGCGTACCGCCGTCAGGAGCAACCGGATGGAAAACCAGAAGACCGGATTCATCCCGTTGTACCGGAGTGTACTCAAGCAGCCATGGTCAGAAGATGTTTACCTACGCACGTTGTGGGATAACCTGCTTTTGGGCGCTGCCAGCCAGCCATATACAGCGAGCTTTAAAGGTCGCCAATGGCCGCTACAAACCGGACAACTGGTGACCACGGCGGCCGATCTGGGCCTGAAACTACGTGACAGAAAAGGCAACCCAACAAGCCGTGATGCTGTTGAGAGAATGCTGACGTTTTTTGTGCGTGAAGGGATGATTTCCATTGAGGGAGAACGGCAAAGAGGGCGTGTGATCACGATCTCAAATTATGCCGAATATGCTCAAAAAATGGACAATTTGCCCGCACAAACTTCCGCACATACCAGCGCACATATGCCCGCACATGACGAAGTCAGTAACGGCGTGGTCTTGGAGGTAGGTAGCGCACATGAAAGCGCACATACATCCGCACAAACAAGCGCACATCATGAACAATATATATTAAATACTAACGTATTTAATGTACGTCAGAGAATTTCCAAAGTTGTTCCTGATGCAGCAGTCCAGACTCCGAAAGGTGACAAGTGGGGGACATCTGACGATCTCCGCTGCGCAGAGTGGATGCTGGCACTGCGTGACATCACCAAACCATCCCTGAAAAAACCAAACATGGCTGGCTGGGCGAATGACATACGCCTGATGCGCCAGCTGGACGGACGCACCCACAAAGAGATTTGTGAGTTGTTCAGATGGGCCTGCAAAGACTCGTTCTGGTACAAAAATATTCTCTCCCCCGCAAAGCTCCGCGCCAAGTGGGACACGTTAACCCTTCACCGCGAAGACACTACCCGCAAGCCACGCGCAGATGTCAGCGCAAGCAAATCCGAAACTGGCCCGCACTGGAACAGTGCTGAAGCATGGGAGAAATTTTTATGACCCCGGATCTTTATCGTGCAATTCAGAATCGCGACAGCGAAATGCTATCGCGCATGGCTGGAGACTCTTACGACGGACGTAAGGTTGTTAACAGTGACGCTGAAAAGCTGGTGGATATGCTTTTTGAAAATCTCATGCAGGTATTTCCGGCATCCACTCAAACGAACCTACGTACTGGCGATGATATTCGCGTTGCAAAGCAGCAATGGATCGCCGCTTTCGCTGAGTCAGGCATCACCTCCCGTGAGCAACTTTCCGCCGGAATGCAGAAAGCTCGATCCAGTCAGTCACCGTTCTGGCCGTCGCCGGGTCAGTTTATTTCGTGGTGCCGTGAGGGGAGTGGCGCGCTGGGAGTCAGTGTGGACGACATCATGAGCGAATACTGGCGCTGGCGGAAACTTGTTTTTCGCTATCCGACGAGTGAGCAATTCCCCTGGAGGGATAAAAACCCGCTGTATTACCACGTCTGCCTGGAGCTGCGCCGTCGTGGAACGGAGGGGCAACTCAGCGAAAAGGAACTTATCCGGGCCGCTGGCGACATCCTGCATGACTGGGAAAAACGCACTCTTGCTGGCAAGCCCATACCGCCCGTTCGTCGCGCGATAGCCGCACCTTCGCAGGATCGTGGGCCAACACCAGCCGAGTTGTTAATGGCGAAGTACAAGCAGCGTAAAGACGCCGGGCTGATTTAACGGGAGGGGAATGACGATGGCAAGCAAATCACTGTGGGCAATTGTTGATTTCCTTCGGGAAAACCAGAGCATCACGCCGCGACAGGTTCAGAACCTGCTGGGATGCGACTGCAAGAAATCTCACAACCTGCTGCTTCACCTGACGCGCAAAGCGGTAGTTATCCGTACAGGCGAGCCGCATCACCCGGTTTATTCGCTGTTGCCTGGCGGAGAACTGAATATCAAGCGCTTCAAATCGACCGTGAGAAAAAACATGGTCACATCCGTTTGCCGCAACAGCGCAGCGATGAAGCGAGTTCTGGCATTTTACGGGAGAGCGTCAGCATGAAACCAACGGTAGAAACAAAAATCATTGAGTTAGTGAAGTTAGGGCATGAGTTGGCGAAAAAACTGCATTGTGCTGAGTCTGCCGCGCTGGTGAGCGATCTGGCTACGCAGCTTGATGTGCAACTGGTGCGTAGCAATGCTCTGACTGCAAAGCTGAGCATGATTGACGGCCTCATGGATGCTGCTGAACAGGCCAATAAACTTGCGCAGGAAGCAACGGAAAAACTGGTACAGGAGCGTGACGCGCTGGCTGCTGAGAATGCGGGGCTGAAGTCCGTGGTTGCTGAGAACTGGAACATGCGCGATGTGCTGCGTCAGTTAATCGCTGGCCGCCCCGGCGGAGTTTATTTCAACAAATGGGAACCACTGATTTTTAAAGTTCTCAATGCAACCCCAGCAACCACCTCTTTCATGGCTGAAGTGCGGGCCAGCGCTATCAAATCTGCACTAGATGATTGCTCTGAGTATCTCGATAGGGATTGCATCATGGAGTCTAACGGTATCAGTTACGATGATGCTGCTCTTCGGGAAATTGGTGCAATGGCTCTTCAGGAAGCGTTACTTCACAAAGGAGCAGCCCAATGAGCAACATCGACAAACAGGCGCTGCGTGAAGCGGCGGAGAAGGCGCTACCAGCGATGAAACGGCTTCTAATGATGCCTAACGATGAGTTGTTTGATGAGGCGCTGCTAAACGTCGATGGTGATGTTGACGCGGCGAATGTATTTAACTTGCTCGCCGGGCCTGAAACCATGCTGGCGCTGCTGGATGAGCTGGAAGCGCTCCAGTCTTTCCGTACCGCATTCAATGAGTGGCACGATAAAACAGAATGGATGCAGGGTGATAAGCGATTTGACGTCATTAAGCCGTGGGGTAAGCACCGTGCCGACGTTCTGAAGCTCTATATCGATCATCTGGAGTCAAAGCTGGAAGCCGCAGATCAGCGAAACGCTGAGTTAGTTCATAACCATCGCGTACATGCTGCGCGCTTAATTGACGAGCGCGGACAGCTAAAACAGCGCATAGCAGAACTGGAAGCGCGTGCATTCAATCCCGCAATTCTGGATGTGATAGCCGAACGCCAGCGGCAGAAAGTCGTTGAGGGCTGGACGTCTGAGCATGACGACCAGTACGGAAAATCGCAGTTGTTGTGGGCATCCTCATGCTACGTCCTGAACACCATCCAGCCGTTTAACCGCATTCCGATGGACTGGCCGTGGGCACCCGAATGGTGGAAGCCGACAGGCCCGCGCCGTGACCTGGTGAAAGCTGGCGCGTTAATTCTGGCAGAAATTGAACGCATTGACCGCGCCGCTGGCATCCAGTCTATCGAAGGAGAGCAGAAGAATGGCTAAATCATCAGACGTACATGACCTGTTAACTGCCTACCAGAAACAGGCGCGGAAAGTACCAGCAAAGGGCGTTTACGCCTCAAAACAACGCCGCGATGAAGTACAGGCGGCACACGTACGCAAGATAATGCGCAAGCGTCGGCGGTCAGTCGGAAAGTCAAATAAGCTCGGCTGTCGCTTTACTGCGGAAATGCGTGTAGCACTGATTTGCGATATGAACTTCTGGGCGCTGGTATGCCGCTCTATGCCGCCCCGCCAGCGCCGGCAGTACCAACATTCGACGAATGGTTGGAAATTCGCGGTAACAAGCCGCTTGGATGGGTCAAAGATGCCATGCGTGAATCGTATGACGCCTGCCGCGCCGCAATGCTTAACGGAGGTAAATCGTGAAAACTATCCAGTTATCAGAGCGTGAGCTTTCCATCATTTTCAGAATGCTGACGCCACCATATCCCGTCAGAGATACGCACACAGACGAGTTCAACGAATTGCGTAATAAAGTCTTTTACGCTCTGCGTGATGCTCAGAACGATGAACCAATGCAGGAGCAGCATAGAAACGCAGGTTTATCGAAAAAGTGCAGGAGAACCGAAAAAATGCAGGTCGAACCTGTAAGTAATCGTGATGAGTTGCCTGATATTGTTGGATGGATTCGATCTGACTACCACAGCGATCGCAGAATGGGTGATGCGCCAATTTTCATTTTGGGCTGCATAGACCCATCTGATGTGTGGGGTGTGAAATACATCCCGCTGTCTGGCAACTCTCCGGTAACTTCGGATGGCAACTGTAGCACCGTTGGTAAAGCGTTGACCATCACCCTTCCTGATACCAGTTCGAAGGCATTCTGGAGCGGCAGCGGCAAGACGGAAGTATTCCACCCGGAAACCTATAAACGCTGGGTGAAAGAGGCCATCGAGCGCTATTGCGCCATCGCAGGGATCGAAGTGAGGGTGAAGTGATGGATCAACTACTGCAATACGCCACCAATCGGATTATAGAGTTGGAAAACCTGCTGCTGGTGGACGTTGAGGAAGTTGTTTGACCAGCGGAAGTGAAAATGGTTTTTCTCAGGTTGAGAACGCCGGGGATCTCCCGGCGCACCATAGTTATCATGGCTGACCTTCGAAGTTCCATCTTGCGGAACCCATATTAAAGTAAACTCTCCGATCGGTAAACGCCGGGAATGTCGCTCTTTCAGAAGCTTTTTGCAATGCAGCGCAATAATCTTTGTCACCACCTTTCACGATAAAATTTTGCAGAGTGCCATCAACTTTGAAATCCAGATGGGCATTACATCTTTTGCCATTCCAGGCATGGGGCTCTGTAAGTGCTGCGTCCAAAGCTTTTTTTATTCTGGATGAGTACCATCCATATATATCCTTATCCGACACTTTACCTGAACTCTTATATTCGCATGATTCCATCGCATTTTTTTTCTGACAGCCTGTAGGTGCAAGAGGAGAGCAACCTGCAATAGTTAACGCCACTATAGCCAACATTAAGATTTTTTTCATATATGTGTCCTGTAACATTGTAATGTAATTTAATTCCATGAAGTATATTCGTATATTAGTGATTTTGAACACGGTTAGTGTTCCGTTGCCATATTTGGAGAAATTATGAGAGTGCTTTTTTGGGTTTTTGTTTCTTTAATGTTATCGGGGTGTGTGGCTAAAAGCTATGAACCAATATCAACGACGTGTTTGCCATCGAATAGCGTGTCTGTTCGGTATCATGATAACCCGGAAGCGGATATGAGTGAGGCCGAGTATATGGCAAAAATTAGAAAAATCATTTCGTCAAAAATGTATAACTCATCAATGTATAAGGGGCAGGAGTGTACAGTAAGACTAAATGCCAGGAATCAGACTGCTTCCGTTGATTACGGTGATTTCAGGTTATGTCTTTCTTTACTGTACGCAATTTCATCATCTTCTTTTCCTGTAGTTCCTGAGGGTATTAAAGAACAAGATGCAAACGCGTTGATGTCCATTCCCGTAAAGGTTAAGTTTTAACAAAGTGATTGTCTGTTTGCTTGGTGAACTGTAGGAATTTTTGCGATTTTTCTCTTCGCCGCTTCTAGCATCATCAAACTCACCTCCACTATGAACCCGCCGCTGGCGGGTTTTTTATGCCTGAAATTTGTGTCTCTGGGTTAACAATTCGTGCTCTTAAAACGTTGATCATTTCGTTTTATAAGTATACTGTATAAAAATACAGTATACGCAATGGAGTCCACCATGAAAGTTGAGTTAACTATTGATCGAACAAAGAAACTTCCTGATGGTGCAGTGCCAGCACTGGAAAAAGAATTACTTAAACGACTGAATAATCAGTATGAGAATTGCAGCCTGATAATCCGTCGCGCCGGATCAGATGGACTGAGCGTTTTCGGTGGCGATAAGGACGATAAAAATAAAATTGAAAAGATCCTCCAGGATACCTGGGAAAGCGCTGACGACTGGTTTTACTAAGATTGCGCTTGGGGCTGGCGCGCATTTTTCAGAATACCGCAATTTGCGTATCCCTTTGATGCTGCTGCCGACAATTTTTAACCGCGTCTGTATGTCGCTCGAAGGGAGAACAGAATGTGAGTAATTCAGCTTTGCAAACGTCAGAAGATAACTGGTATGACATTGTAAGACGGTCTGACGGCTGCGTGGTGTTTAGCTTTCCTTCGTCGGGCAGGCATCTTATCTATCGCGTCAATGGCATGGTTTCCATGAGGCCTTTGCTGGATGATGAAGAAGTCTTTACTCCCAATGGCTTTATGCAATTTATTCGCCGTCTCGGCTACCGGGTAACGCCACCTTCTGATAATATGAAATCAACGGTCTGAACAGCCGTTAACCTGCTGCGCCACGGAGTGAACAACCATGGCGCAAACATTGTATTTTGAAAAGACCTTCCAGAACGCCCTGATTTCGGTTGATCCCGGAACCAGTGAATTTTTACAACTGTTGCCAACAGGACAGTTGCTCACTGGTGAGTTCCGCAAGCCGCGCAACTACGCATTCCACAAAAAATTCTTCAAGCTATTGTCGCTTGGCTATCACTACTGGACACCAACCGGCGGACTTGTTGAGGAATCAGAGCGGTCGCTAATCTCCGGGTATATTGATTTCCTGTCATCAAACCCGACACAACGTAACGCGCTCCATAACGCTGCTGATATGTATCTGAATACTGTCGGCCTGGTGCGTTCCCGAGATACTGTCCTGCTCAAACACTTCGATTCTTTCCGCGAATGGGCAACCATTCAGGCTGGATTCTACGACGAATACACCATGCCTGATGGCTCCCGTCGAAAAATTGCCAAATCAATTTCATTTGCCAGCATGGATGACGCCGAATTTAACGGTGTCTATCAATCGGTGCTCAACGTTCTCTGGAACTACATACTGCGTCGAAAATTCCGTTCAGCGAATGACATTGAGAACGCCGCCGCCCAGCTTATGAGCTTTGCGGGGTGATGGCGATGAAGTATTCATATTTTCACCACACGGAATGCACCACCGAGCAGGCAGAACGCCTGATTGCCGATTATCAGTCTCGCGGCGTCAGAGCCAAAAAAATCCTCAATCCTGATTTCCTGACTTGGACAGTCAGCGCGAAATTACAAGAGTGCGAACGTCCGGCGCGGACGCCGAGAACCTTCCGACAAAAAGGCTGGGGGTGAGCATGGCTAATCTTCGAAAAGCTGCGCGTGGCCGGGAATGCCAGGTGCGTATTCCGGGGGTATGCAACGGCAACCCTGAGACATCTGTTCTGGCCCATATCCGTATCGCCGGGTTATGTGGCACCGGCATCAAACCGCCAGACCTTATCGCGACTATCGCATGCTCATCATGCCATGACGAGATCGACCGCCGTACTCACCAGGTTGATGCTGAATATGCAAAGGAGTGTGCGCTGGAAGGTATGGCCCGAACGCAGGTTATCTGGCTGAAAGAGGGGCTCATTAAATCATGACAGTCTACGACATCACGCCGATCGGCAAGCCCAGAATGACTCAGCGTGACAGATGGCACAAACGGCCAGCGACAGCAGCGTACTGGTCATACAAAGCGCAGGTACGTCTGCTGGGCATCGAGTTACCGGAAGCCGGTTATCACATCACGTTTGTTATCCCTATGCCTCGAAGCTGGAGCAAGAAGAAGCGCGCACAACACGCCGGGCAGCCACATCAGCAGAAGCCAGACAAAGACAACCTGGAAAAGGCGCTGCTGGATGCAGTGTTTGATGAAGATAGTCACGTCTGGGATGGCCGGGTTACCAAAATCTGGGGTGAGAAAGGGCAGATCATCATCGAGGAGGCAAAATGAAGCCTGAGGTTATTGAGTCTCTTCGCTGGCGCTGGCTGCGTCTCCGTATTTATCGCTACCGGGGATCTTTTCCGGTGGCATACCGCATCCTTCGCAATTACATCCGCATTGAAGCAAAACGGGAGCATCAAAATGAAGCTTGAGTCTTTACCAAAATATTTTTCGCCTAAATCCATGATGCCCGGCGCTGTTCCATGCGGTATTTCAGCAGATACGCTGACTATTACTGACGTAATGGCATCCCTCGGGCTACTTTCCGCAAAAGCAGCGGTGGGTATTGAATTGTATCTGGCAAAAGCCGGGGTTTTATCTTCAGACAATATCATTGCCTACATCAAGAAACTGGCAGAGCAGCGCGCAGAACGGCATGGATCGCTGCGAAAAATGGACGAGGGGGAGCGATCAAAATTTCTCGGTATTCTGGTGCGGTATGTTTTCCGCGATTATTCCCTCAGTGCTGCAAGCCTGGTGACGTGCGGTAGCTGTCATGGCGCTAAATTTATTGATGCGGAAGTCTTTACCAATAAAGTTACCGCGCCACGGGTAAAGCCACCACAATGGGCGAAAGACATGCGAGCCGTTATCCCTGATGAATGGTATACGCGACGGGATGTAAGAGAGCAGGTTCGCGTCTTGTGTAAAACATGTGAGGGTAAAGGCCATGTGAAAAACGAATGCCGTTGCCGGGGGCGCGGAGAAATTCTCGATAAGAAAAAATCAGAGTTGCAGGGCGTGCCGGTTTATAAAAAATGCCCGAGATGTAAGGGAAGAGGTTACCCACGCCTGAAAGATACCGAGATTTTTAAAGCGCTGGGGATAACGGAAATGGTATGGCGGTACAACTATAAACAGTTTTTCGATCGGCTGGTGGAGCATTGCCATATTGAGGAATCCTATGCAGAAAAGGTTCTGGGAAATGTGACCCGATGACCAGCATAATTTAGCTATTGCAAAATTAACGGAAAATGGCTAACCTGATTCCAACGGTGGGTTATTACGCCTGTGACGTTACAAGAATTAAAAAACCTCGCCTCGGCGGGGTTTTCTTTTATGGATTCCCGACGCCAATAAGACAAAGTGCGGGGAGTGTTGCGGAGCCTACATGTTCCAGCCGTCCGCAAAAGCTCACATAGGCAGGACCACAATCTGATACCGCGATCGCTTTTGCTGATCGCGCCGGAGCGGTAACCGGCAACAATGTAAGCCTCGGTTATTGCCGGGGCTTTTTTATTGGCTGTGGTCACATATCCGGGGTCTGGCAAGCATGGGGAGCCTGTGCTGGTTCACCTGTTGTACATCCCGGGTCGGAGTGAAAAAAAATTTCCTGGCAGATCTTGAAAACTGTGTAAGAGGAATTATTTTAATTATCGGACAAGCAATGCTTGCCTCTATGTTGAGCTTTTGAACAGGAATTCAGGAGGTTAATTATGGCACTCAGAACCTTGTCAGCACTCCCGGTATTTGCTGATTCCATTTTCTCAGACCGCTTCAACAGGATTGACAGATTATTCAGTCAGTTAACGGGGGATACCCCTGTAGCGGCTGCGCCTTCATACGATCTCAAAAAACAGGATTCGAATCGTTATCAACTTACGGTAAGCGTTCCTGGCTGGAAGGAGGATGAGCTTGAAATTGAAACCGTGGGTGGAAACTTGACTGTCTCTGGTAAGCGGGCCGAAGAATCTTCAGAAGAAAAAGAAAACTGGATATATCGTGGTATCCGACGCGCGGATTTCCAGTTAAGCTTTTCTTTACCTGAACACACTAAAGTGAGCGGTGCAAAACTGGAGAATGGTCTTCTGCAGGTGGATATTTACCAGGAAATTCCTGAAAGTGAGAAGCCTCAGAAAATAGCGATAGAGAGCAATCAGAAAGTGATAGAACATAAATCATAATTGGGTGTAAGTCTCAGCAGACTAAAGCTCCCGTTTATATAACTACTCTTTATTTCGGTATGACAATACCTTATATACTTCACCTTTCGGCCTGCTTTTGCAGGTCTTTTTTTGTAAAAAAAAGCCCGCAGAGTACGGGCATAAACACAGAGCAAATAGCTAATATTCAAGTTGTCTTCATCAACTTGTGAGAAGAATTTAACCTTAAGCTAAATTTATGTAAAGACATTATTACTTATCTGGTTATTGGCTGCCTTCGGGGCGGCTTTTTTTCTTTCCCCTCGTACTGAGAGGACTCACAGCAATAGAGGGGGCTAAATGTCCGATCCTGTTTCTGGCACTACGGTTGCCGCTGGTGGGCTTATGGGTGCCAGTGTTTTTGGCATCGCAACCGGTATTGATTATGGCGTGGTGTTTGGCGCTTTCGCAGGGGCCGTGTTCTACGTAGCGACAGCAGCAAACATCAGCAGGATAAAGTTGGTTTGCTATTTCGTGACGTCGTTTATTGTTGGCGTTCTCGGAGCAGGGCTTGTTGGTTCGTACCTTGCCAAGTGGACAGGTTACAGTGACAGGCCGCTTGATGCTCTCGGCGCTGTGGCAGTGGCTGCGTTGGCTATCAAACTTCTTACCTTCATCAACAGTCAGGATTTGGGAAGCTTGTTCAGTATGCTTTCGAGATTGCGCGGAGGAGGGGCCAGCAATGGTAACAAGTGATCCTTCAGCGATGATCAATGCTGGTATTTGCGCGGTCATCGTTCTCGCTCTGATGTTTTACCAGCGTGATGGTGCCAGGCATCGCCCAATAGTTTCTCTACTCGCTTATTTCACTGTACTGGTTTATGCCAGCATCCCATTCCGCTATCTGTTCGGCCTCTACCAGGAATCACACTGGATGGTGGTCATCATTAATATCCTGATTTGCGCCGCCGTGCTTTGGGCTCGGGGAAACGTGGCACGTTTAATCAACATTCTTCAGAAATAAAAAAGGGAAGCGCGACATCTCCGCTTCCCTGAAAGTTCGAGGCCTGGTGTTGTTCTAATGAGGTGGAGTATCGACTTTAGTCAAACTCTGTTTCGCATTTATTACATCACACTTTGTCAGTAGTTTTTTGTCCTGCCTCAATATCGGGGTAATCAAATGAATCAACAACAATTTCAGCTGGCGGCTGGTATAAGCGTCGGACTGGCCGCGCGCTGGTTTCCGCATATCGACACGGCAATGAAAGAATTCGGCATCACTGCGCCGCTCGATCAGTCCATGTTCATAGCGCAGATGGGGCATGAGTCCGGCGGGTATGAAAAGCTGGTGGAAAGCCTGAACTACACAGCCGATCGTCTTGTTCCCGTATTCGGCAAGCACCGTATCACGGCACAGCAGGCCGCCGCGCTCGGCAGAACGGCAACGCAACCGGCAAATCAGAAAGCGATTGCTAACCTGGTTTACGGCGGCGAGTGGGGCAAAAAGAACCTGGGCAATCAGGTTGCCGGTGACGGGTGGAAATATCGCGGGCGCGGGCTGAAGCAAATCACAGGGTTAATCAACTATCGCAAATGCGGCCTGGCGCTAAAACTGGATCTGGTTACTCAGCCGGAGTTGCTGGAGCAGGACGAAAATGCAGCGCGTTCCGCAGCGTGGTTCTTTGCCACCAGCGGATGCCTTGTGTATTCCGGCGACGTGGAACGTATCACGATCATCATCAACGGCGGTAAAAACGGTCTTGATGACCGCCGTCGTCGGTTCAATCTGGCAAAAGCCGTGCTGGTGTGAGGCTGCTATGGGAATTGAAATGATTATCGGGCTGGCCGCAGCGGTGATTGCAGCTATCGCTGGTGCTTTTGGTTTCGGCCATGCGCGCGGCACCAGCACAGCGGAAGCCAAAGCAGACAAGCAGCGCACCGAAGAGAACGCCGCAGCAACGGTAGCGGTAGCAGAGCGCCGGGTGGAAGTAACGAAAGAGGCCAGTAATGTACAGCAGACTGTTAACCATATGCGTGGCGACGATGTTGATCGCGAGCTGCGCGACAACTGGATCCGCAAGGATTGAGGTAGTGGACACGGCCTGCGATTGGGTTAAGCCCATCTACGGCACGGCTCACGACTGGGATGTGCTGGACAAGCAGACGAAGCGCGACATCCTGGCGCATAACAAAACGTGGCAGGCGAACTGCCATAAGAAGCAAGCAATGAGTTTATAAATTAAAGATCTTCTACTTGTGTGCCGATTATATTTCCATTCTTACTGTATGGAGATGGATACACATGAAAGTATTACAAACATTAGGCGGTTACCAAGGTGGTCAGGCCGGTATTTTTCAGTACAAAAGGAATAGCGATGGGGTAGTTATTGATCCTACCGTCGGTATGAATGCTAATGCGGAAATCATTGAGATTTCTAACGATGATTGGAGTGGGATGATTAATCGGTTAGAAAACATTGGCAAGAAAGTCGTTGATTTGACGGAGATAAAACAAGAGATCGCAGATGAGCTCGGGATGAATAACACTGAGACGGCCGCCGTGGTTGCTATATTGGAACACGAAGGAACATTCGACCATTATGGCGGATTTATCGGTGGCGGGGAGTCAGTTTCAATTCATCTACGTAGGGATGATGACTAATTCAAACTGGTTTTAAGGGGACAGGCCTCGAATTCGCGAGGCTTTTTATTGCCATCACCATGGGCAGACCCATCGTAATGGCGAAATCACAGTATTTATCGATATAACCGACCAAGTGCCTTAATGGCTGCGATTCTAATCTCTATATCATCACTTTGGCTTAATTTGTGTAGTTCCTGGGTAATGTTATCCGCTTGGCATCTACCTTCGCCTAACGCATAGATTGCAGCAAGTTTGATGTCTTTTGGCTGGGTCATCATCTGCAACAAAAGCATGTTAGCTATTGGTTGCGGCATGCTCATATTTATTCCCTTTAATGAGATAAACACTGGTACTCACAGACAAGCTGGAAATGTGCTGTTGCGAGTACCTCATCGGTTTAAACGTGCATATACGTTTAACGCATATGCCAGTATTTATGGATTTCCTAAGATTATCGCGTTATCTATACGATCCCAGCACTCAGTAAAGTCAAACACCTTTTTTGCACTCGATACTGAGCCCCAGTGCTCCTTGAGATTCATAGCGTGGCGGTAAGTGGTTGCGATCGGATAGTCATGGTAGCCTTTTTCGTCAGCCACGATCGCGCGAGTTCTACCTTCGTCAAACCTTGTTATGCCATCGCGAGAAATGTGCATTATCGATGGGTTTAGCTCTCCGCCGTGCGTCATCCATTCTCTGATAGAAGTCAGCTTGGTGCTTATTGGGTCGTACCCATCCTCTTTGAATTGAGCCAAGGCAACTTCTTTTGCCCAAGCACTGTTAACGATAAGAATCACTGCCTTATCGCTTTGATCTGAATTTTCGCAAATATTCCAGATTTTTTTATAGGCGGGAGTTACACATCTAATCATTGTTCTTCCTTTTCTATCAGCCACTGGAATCATTATCGTCAATTCACTGAGAAAGCTTAAGCGTATTTCACTTTATGGCGACCATCGAATCAAAATAACGGAGTAAAACAATGGCAAAACCGGACTGGGGCGAGCTTCAGCAACGGTTCCTGTCCGACAATGCCGCTACCGGCGTATCACCGAAGGATTGGTGTGAAGCGCAGGGACTGAATTACGCAACAGCCCGCCGATACATAAAAAGACCAACTGCGCAGAAAACTGCGCAGAAAAAATTGCGCACTGCGCAAAAGGAAAAATGTGCAAAAGAGTTAGTGGATGATGACGGTCTTACTGCCCAACAGCGTTTATTTGTCGCGGAATACCTGAAGGACAATAACGCCACTGCCGCCGCTGCACGCGCAGGATATAGTGACCCAAACTATGGTCGTCAGCTCATAGCGAATCCTAACGTTGCGCAGGTGATTGCGCAGCAGCAGAAAGAATCGTTAATGCGCACACTTGGCAGCGCAGACGAGGTGCTTGCGCAGATGTGGCAACTCGCCACTTTCGACGCAAACCAGCTTTCGCAATATCGTCGTGGATGCTGTCGGTATTGCTGGGGCTTCGGCCATCAGTACCAGTGGCGGGATGCTGTTGAGTATGAAGAGAAGCGACTCGAAGCGATTGAACGCAAACGTCGCGAGCCTTTGGATGATGGCGGCTACGGCTACAACCACAAGCGCGAGCCCAACCCCGATTGCCCCCGGTGTAATGGTGACGGTATCGGGCAACCCTTCTTTGCCGATACCACGAAGTTGCCAGCTGATGCCGCCCTGGCATATTCCGGCGTTAAGCTCGGCAAGCACGGCGTTGAAATTACCGCGATAAGCCGCGAACGGATGTTTGAAGCCGTAATGAAGCGCCTCGGCCTGGCGGACAGTGAATTTGCTCAGCGACTTCAACAGATTGAAATCGAGCGGCGCCAGCTTGAAGTGGACAAACTACGGAAAGAACTGGCCGCCGATCCAGAAGATGAAGAGCCGTTGCCGGTTGCTATCGCTATTAACGTAGTCGATGCGCGCGTAAGGAGTGATGACGATGATAGCTCCGACGCTTAATATCCCTCAGGCGCAATTTCTGGCGATGCCGCATAAGTTTAAAGCCTACGTAGCCGGATTCGGTTCCGGTAAAACGTGGGTTGGTTGCGGCGGCATCTGTAAGGGGATGTGGGAACACCCAAAAATCAACCAGGGCTACTTTGCGCCGACGTACCCGCAAATTCGTGACATTTTTTATCCCACAGTTGAGGAAGTAGCCCATGACTGGGGGCTGAACGTCAAAATCAACGAGGGTAATAAAGAGGTTCATTTCTACGCCGGGCGCCAGTATCGAGGAACGACGCTTTGTCGATCGATGGAAAAACCACAGACCATTGTTGGTTTCAAAATCGGTAACGCGTTGATCGACGAGTTGGACGTCATGCCAGCGAAAAAAGCGGAATTAGCCTGGCGGAAAATTATCGCGCGTATGCGCTACAAAGTTTCCGGCCTTCGGAATGGAATTGATGTAACGACGACGCCGGAAGGGTTTAAGTTTGTCTATAAGCAGTTCATGAAGGCTGCGCGTGATAAGCCTGAACTTTCGGCGCTTTACGGGCTGGTTCAGGCATCTACGTTCGACAACGAAAAGAACCTGCCTGACGACTACATACCCTCTCTGTTGGGCTCATACCCACCGGAACTGATAAAGGCGTATCTGCGCGGCCAGTTCACAAACCTTACCAGTGGCACGATTTATCACCAGTTCGATCGCAAACTGAATCATTGCGATGAGATTGAGCAGCCCGGAGAGGCGCTTTATATCGGAATGGATTTCAACGTCGGGAAAATGGCGGGAATTGTTCATGTGCTGCGGCTTGGTCTTCCGTGCGCAGTGACGGAGATCATTAACGCCTATGATACACCTGACATGATTCGTATCATCAAAGAGCGATTCTGGCTATACGATGGCAATAACTACCGCAAAGTGCGGGAGATTTACATTTACCCTGACGCTTCTGGCGATTCCCGCAAGTCCAGTAACGCCAGCGCCACCGATATAGCCCAGCTTAAGCAGGCAGGGTTTAACGTGGTGGTGAACGCCGCCAATCCACCAGTGAAAGACCGCATAAATTCTATGAATGCGATGTTCTGCAATGGCAATGGTGTGCGCCGTTACAAAGTGAACGTGAAGCGTTGTCAGGTCTATACAGAGTCGCTTGAACAGCAGGTTTGGGATGACAACGGAGAACCGGACAAGAAATCTGGTAATGACCACCCCAACGATGCTGGCGGGTATTTCATCGTGAAGCAGTTTCCGATCATCAAACCAACAGGCAAAGTCTCCCAACTTCGGATGTAAAACCATGGCCGATATTTCGACACCCAATCTCGACTATAACGACATGATCGAGGCGTGGGATATTAATGATGCCCTGATGGGCGGTACGCTGGAAATGCGGCGACAGGGTGAGGCGTATCTACCTAAGTGGCCGAACGAAGATCCTGAAGGGTACAAAGAGCGCCTACGCGTTGCGACGCTGCTCCCGTCCTACGAAGAAAGCATTAAGCAAAATACCGGGCGCGTTTTCGCTGAACCAACGGTATTGAGTCAGGATACACCTGACCAGATTAAAACCCTGGCTGAAAACATCGACATGGAAGGCAGTCGCCTTGATGTCTGGGCCCAGCAGTTTTTTAGTCTGGCATTTCAGTACGGTCTTGCTCATGCGCTGGTGGATTATCCACGTACTAATGCGGAAGAAATCCGTACAAAAGCAGATGAACAGGCTGCTGGTGGTCGACCCTATGTAACGATGCTTAATCCTCGCCAGGTGATCGGCTGGAAGTCAAAGGTTGTTGGCGGGAAGGTCGTTCTCACTGAACTGAGAATCAAAGAAGTCATTGTCGTGGATGGTGACGACTTCGGGCAAACCAAAGTTGAGCAGATTCGCCATATCATGCCGCGTAAAGTGGAAATCTGGCGCCGTAACAAAGGTGATGGCGGGGAATCTACCTGGGTTCTTTATGAAGAGTGGGAAACCAGCCGCGACGACATTACCCTTGTAACGCTCTACACCAAAAAAACTGGATTTATGCGCGGTTCTCCGCCGCTGCTGAATCTGGCTCTGCTGAACATCAAGCACTGGCAGAGTCAGAGCGAGCAGGACAATATTCTTCATGTCGCTCGCGTGCCGCTGCTGGTGGCTTATGGACTGGCTGAAGGTGAGTCGCTAACTATCGGTTCGTCTACAGCGACAAAATTCGATAATCGCGATCAATACGGTCTGGAATACGTCGAGCATACAGGAGCCGCTATCGACTCCGGCAAAACGTCGCTGGATGATCTGGAAAATCAGATGCGCCAGGCGGGCGCGAAGTTGCTGCGTGCAGAAAACACATCAACAAAATCTGACGACCAGACGCATGAAGAACACATGCAGGAAAACTCACCGCTCTACACGATGGCGAGTTCGCTGGAGGATGCGCTCGATAACATTCTGCAAATCATGGCCGAATGGATTGATCTGCCTGATGGCGGCAATGTTGATGTGCGCACAGAGCTGGATGTTTCTACCCAAACGTTCGATTCATCTGCTGCTATGGCCGTTCAGTCCCTGCGACAGGGGGGCGACATCCGCCAGGTTGATGCCGTTCGTGTGCTTCAGGCGCTTAAATTCATCGACCCTGACGCGAAGCCGGATGATGTGATCGACGAGTTGAAAAACCAGCAGGTAACGCTGATGGGTGATAACGATGGCAACGGTTAATGAGCAATTGCGTGATGAGTCCATAGCGCACGCTCTCTGGATTAGTCGTTACAGTACCGGCGTTGCCAGCAGGATGGTGAAGTTGCTCAACGAAAGTGATGCTGAGCTGACAGCGCGCCTGCTGGTGGCGATGGATGGTATAGAGCCGAATAGCTTTACGGTCACACGTCTTGAAGCGCTGCTGGCGAGCGTGCGGGAAATTAACCGCACGGCGATAAACGGCATGTTTTCCAGCCTGTCCACCGAACTGAATGACCTGGCGCAACATGAGGCTGGGTATCAGTTGAGCCTGTTTGACGCGCTGTTGCCGGAGTTCGTGACCGACGTTCATCCGTTGGTGGGTATCTCTCCTGACGCGGTGTATGCCGCAGCGATGGCGCAGCCATTCCAGGGGAGATTGCTCAGTGAGTGGGCCTCAAATCTCGAAGCGGATCGCCTCAACCGCATCAGTAACGCAGTTCGACAGGGCTTTTTGCTGGGAGATACGAACGAGCAGATAGCGCGCAAGGTTCGCGGCCACGCTAATCGTGGATACCAGGACGGTGCGTTACAAATGAGTCGCGCCAATGCCGCCAGTATCGCGAAAACGGCAGTGGGGCACCTTGCGGCGACGGCGCGTAACAGCTTTGCTGACGCCAATAACGACCTGATGAAGGGTAAGCAGTGGCTTTCCACTTTGGACAATCTAACGACGCAGATGTGCAGGATTCGTGACCGCCTTAAGTACACGCTGGATAACAAGCCGATTGGGCATAAAGTTCCGTATTTGCAGGGGCCGGGAAAAATTCATTTCTGCTGCCGTTCCACTGAAACCTTCATCCTCAAATCAGCGAAAGAGTTGGGTATCGATGTTCGCGATATCCCGCCAGCGGAACGCGCCAGCATGGATGGTGTTGTGCCCGGCGATACCAACTATCAGGAATGGTTCTCGCGCCAGTCGTTCGATCGCCAGAAGCAAATCGTTGGCGAGAAACGAGCGCGACTTATCCGTGATGGTGGCATGTCTCCTGATGAGTTCTACACCGATAAAGGAGAATGGCTGACGCTGGCGCAGTTGCGGGAACGTGACGCACAGGCGTTCAGGGATGCAGGGCTTTAATTTTCAATAAATCACAACGGCTGCCTCCGGGCGGCCTTTTTTATGGCCGCAATTCGGATGATGCGCGGTGCAACGGTCGGATGACCAACTCAAAGGTAACAATATGAAACTGAAGACAGTAGAAGTAAACGGTAAGCACTACGCAGAAGTCGATGCTAACGGCCTGCCGGTTTTCGTGCATGACGACGGGAAAGAGATTGGTTTTGATGCTGCTCAGGCGATGAGTACAATTTCTGCACGCAACGCCGAAGCAAAATCTCATCGTGAAGCCAAAGAAGCGGTTGAAGCAAAACTGGCAGCTTTCTCCGGGATTGAAGACCCCAAGAAGGCGCTCGAAGCAATCGAGATGATGACCAAAATCGACCAGAAAAAACTGATCGATGCTGGTGCCGTTGACCAGGTGAAGGCCGAAATCACCAAATCATTCCAGGCGCAACTGGATGAGGCCAACAACAAAAGTAAAACGCTGGAAGGCCAACTGTACGATTCGATGATCGGCGGTAGTTTTACTGGCTCCAAATTTATCACCGATAAAATCGCCATCCCTGCCGATCTGCTTCAGGCTCGCTTCGGTCAGTCGTTTAAGGTCGAAGAGGGTAAAGTTGTCGCCTATGACGGCACCGGCAACAAAATTTATTCCCGCTCTAAACCGGGCGAACTGGCCTCATTCGATGAAGCGCTGGAGTTCCTGGTAGAGCAGTACCCGCAAAAAGACCACATCCTGAAAGCCAGTGGCAACAGCGGCGGTGACTCCCGCACTACGCAGCACCAGGCCGGACAGAAAACGATGAAACGCACTGCGTTTGATCAGCTTTCCCCAGGCGAAAAATCCCAGGCAATGAAAGACAAGATCACCATCGTCGAATAACCCGTTTTTGCCGCTTCCCGGATGGGTGGCGGCGCAGAGGCTGGAAGGCCAACCAAAACACAAACCCCAACCAGTTAAAAAGGAAATACTATGGCGAATACGCTGACCGGCCTCCTGCCCGATATGTACGAGGCTCTCGACGTTATCTCTCGCGAGATGACTGGCTTTATCCCTGCGGTAAGCCGAAACAGCAATGTTGAACGCGCTGCTATCGGGCAGAACGTTCTTGTTCCTGTCACAACTTCTGCGGCATCCGCAGATAACACCCCTGGCGTTACGGCGCCGAATACCGGTGATGCAGTGGTCGATAATGTCCAGGTGGCTATCACCAAATCGAAACACGTCCCGGTGCGCTGGAACGGCGAAGAAACCAAAGGACTGATGAACGCCGGTACCTTCTCCACCATTCAGGCCGAACGCTTCTACCAGGCTATGCGTACGCTGGTAAACGAAATCGAAAACGACCTGTGGCTGGAAGCGTATAAAAACGCCTCCCGCGCATATGGTACCGCTGGTACCACTCCGTTCGGTACCGCCGCTGATATGTCAGATTTCGCTGGCGTTCTGCGTATTCTGGAAGAAAACGGCGCACCGAAAACCGATCTGCAACTGGTTCTCGGTCATGCGGCAATCGGTAACCTGCGCGGTAAGCAGTCTGGCCTGTTCAAAGTCAACGAAGCGGGTTCCTCTGACATGCTGCGTAACGGTATGACCGACCGCATCATGGGTATGGCAATCCGTCATTCCGATCCTATCAGCCTGGTAGCCAAAGGTTCTGGCGCAGGTTATCTCACCAATGGCGCGGTGGGGGCTGGCTCTACCGGTATTGCGCTGGATACCGGCACTGGCACAATCCTGTCAGGCGATATCGTTACGCTGAACGGTGATACCAACAAGTACGTGGTTAACTCTGCGCTTGCTGGCGGCGCTATTGCTATCGGTAAGCCTGGTTTACTGCTGGACGCTGCTGATGGCGCTGCGTTGACCGTCGGCAACAGCTACACGCCGAACGTGGCGTTTGCGCGCTCAGCAATCGTTCTGGCGACTCGCGCCCCAGCGAAGCCTGAAGGCGGTGATGCTGCTGACGATACCACGATCATCACTGACCCAGTAACCGGCCTGTCGTTCGAAATTGCGGTATATCGTCAGTTCTTGCAGGTTGTCTATCACGTCCGTCTGGCGTGGGGCTATCGTGCGATTAAGAGTGAGCATATTGCTCTGCTGGCTGGCTAACGACATTACACACAAGGGGCTTCGGCCCCTTTTCTTTTTGGAGGGCTTATGGCCGGATTGACGAAAGAGCAGCGCGCCCAGCGTGCGGCAGAAAAACTTGCTGCTGAACTGTCGGCAAAAAACAATTCTGAGCAGCAGGAGCAGCAGGAGCAGCAGGAGCAGCAGGAGCAGCAGGAGCAGCAGGAGCAGCAGGAGCAGCAGGAGCAGCAGGAGCAGCAGGAGCAGCAGGAGCAGCAGGAGCAGCAGGAGCAGCAGGAGCAGCAGGAGCAGCAGGAGCAGCAGGAGCAGCAGGAGCAGCAGGAGCAGCAGGAGCAGCAGGAGCAGCAGGGTGCTCAGTTGGTTGCTATGTTCACTGACTTCCCGGCATTTCCCGGCGCGCCCACCACCGCAGATGTGCATCCTGATGAAGTGGAAAACTGGAAGGCGGCAGGCTGGCGCATAGAGGAGTGATTCATGATCACCTACATCACGGTCGCGGACGTTGATCAAATCCTCGGTGCCGACTGGGCTGATGCCAGCAAAAAATCAAAATCGGTACTGATGGCTAACACCTGGATGAATGGTCTTGGCCTGAAATTACCATGTGACAAAAATACCCACGAAATCATTATCCCTGATGATGTGAAGCAGGCTGGGGCGTATGCGTCTCTGGCCGCAGCAAATGGCGGGCTGTATCAACAGAAAACCAGTTCTGGCGTGCTCACCAGTGAATCCGTTGATGCCGATGGCGTGAGCGTGTCGGAAAGCTACGCCGAACTGGCAACAAACAGCACATCTTTGCTGGATTCCGATCTGCAACTGGCGCTGGCGATGCTCAAGCCGTATGGCGCCAACACTTCTCAGATTCGTATTGTCAGGGGGTGACGTGGGGATTCGTGACAAGATTCAGACGAAGGTCGCAAAGGCCTTTAATACCAAACTGGCGGATGCTGTTAACGACTTCACCGGCTCATACGTCATCCAAACCGGGTGGGACCCGGTAACGGAAACTGGCGGCGAAACCACCGTGACCTACACTGGCCGTGGCGTTCTGTCGAAATACAGCCTCAACCGCATTGATGGCGTCAATATCCTGCACGGTGACCTGAAATTAACCGCACTGACTAATGAAGTTACCGACGAACCGAAAGTCGATCACATCATCACTGCACCAGACCTGATTACCGGCGAACAGCAACGCTACAAGGTCATTACCGCAGGAACCGATCCGGCGAAAGCAACATATTCCATTCAGTTGCGGAGGGTGTGATATGGCTAAGGCCTGGAGTCTTGACCCTGCATTGTTCGCTGACAAAGTGGAAGAGGATGTCGGAAAACTACAACGTGTTATAGCCATTCAGTTGCTCAATGAGATCGTTATTCGGTCTCCGGTTGGTAACCCTGAAATATGGGCTATCAACAGCATGCAGGTTCAGCAGCGCGACCGGGTTAACGATATCAATGAAGCCCTTCGGAGCAGCGACCGGTTCGGGACTACTGACAAAAACGGTAACCGTCGGATTAAACGAGGCAATAAAGTCAGTCTCGCCGGTGCTGAGTACAGCAGTAATGCGGGGCAATTCGGCCCGCAGCGCGTGCGAAAACTAAGACGTGGGCAGGGTGAAATATACCGACCACCTGGCTATCGCGCAGGGACTTTTCGGGCGTCTCACTTCGTCAGCGTTGGCTCACCAAGCAATTATGTACCGAGCGAGCCGGACCCAAATGGCACTAATACCATAAATAACGGTACATCAACGATCCTTGCCGCACCGAACTACTCAGTCATCTACATCCAGTCAAACCTTCCTTATTCCGTACCGCTTGAAAACGGGCACTCAAAACAGGCACCGGCAGGCGTTTATGCGGTTTCATTTAATGGTGTAACGCAGGCCTACAAATGACCCTCACAGAAATTCGTAACGCTGTCATCACCAGAATGACGGCACAGACGGCTATTGCCTCTGATGCTGTGGATTATCCAAATGGGCCGATATTTGACCCGGCGGGGAAATCTATCTGGGCGCGATTGACGAATATTTCCGGACTGGCTGGCGCTAATGAAATCGGCGGTGGTCCGGTTGTTCACCGTACCGGCGTACTCATCATTCAGATATTCGTTCCGGTTGGTAGCGGCTCTCTGTTGATAAACCAGATCGCCGACAAACTCCGTGAATTATTCGAATTCCAGGATGATGGAAAACTCAGTTATTTCGCCGTATCCGCTGTTCCTGCTGGTGAAACAGATGGCTGGTCTCAGCTCAATCTACAAATTCCTTACCGCGCTCTGTAGCGCACATTTATACAGGAGGCTCCTGTGAGTTCAGGTGCAAAAGTCCTTAGCGCGTTCGTGCGCGAAACCACTCCCGGCGTTACCCCAACGGGTATTCCGTGGAACCTTTTAAAACGCACAAGTTGGGGTGTTGGCCCATCCCAGAACACCAATGACAACGATGAAATCGGCGGCACACGAATGGCGCAGGGTGCTACGCTGGGAACGGTCGATGTAGGCGGCGATGTCGGGGCAAAGTTCCGCTACGGCCAGCATGATGAATTCCTGGCTTCGTGTTTTGGCGCGGAATGGGCAGGTAATGTGCTGACGATGGGGAATGACCGCATTTCTTTCTCACTTGCAACGTATGCTTCCGATGTTGGCATCGCCTCTATCGTTCGCGGCGCGCAGGTAAGCGTGTTCCAGTTGGAAGTTCCTAACGACGGCGACGTTACCGCGACGATCACTTTCGCCGGACTTGGCTGGGATTCGAAAGCGGACGATACGAGCTATATCGAAGGAACACCTGCCGATAACGTTGGCGAACTGCGGTACTCGTTCAAAGAGGTCACGGCAATCAACCTGAACGGCATCGACGGCGGTGATGGTTTCTGTATTGATACCTTCAACATCCAGTTCGACAACAACGTCCAGACGCAGCGCTGTATCGGCACCGGTTCACCGTATGCCGGGGCCAATATCCCGACCACCTTTACGCCGTCAGGTTCGATCACTTTGTCGTGGTCAAAAGCCGCGTGGGAGGTCTGGAGCAAAACGCTTACCGGAGCAACCGTGCCGTTCAGTTTTACGCTGGCGAATGACGAAGGTCAGTACACGTTTAACTTCCCGAAAGTGCAGGTCGCTGGCGACTGGCCGGATGGCGGCAATACCGACATTATCCAGGTTCAACTGGATATCACTGCGGCCGACGAGTCACCGACCATTACCCGCGCCGTTACCATTCCGGCAACAGGCATCACGGTAACCCCGGAAACAGCTTCTGTTGATGTAGGCGATACAACCAGCCTCACTGCAACGCTGGCTCCCGCAGGCGCAACGGATACTGTTACGTGGGAGTCATCCGATCCTGAAGTGGCAACAGTTAGTTCGTCAGGCGTCGTTACTGGTGTTGCGGCCGGAACGGCAACTATCACCGCCAAGGTGCGCACTTTTACCGATACGGCAACCATCACCGTAACTGAACCATAAAATTTCCCTTGCCCGTTCCGCTCTGCATGGCGGCGCGGGCTTTTTCATGCAGGAGTTTCGAATGATTATCCTAACCCCACGAATTGATGTTGGCGGCGAGCGCTGGTTTACGCCGTTGAAAGATCTCAAACCCATTGAAGGCCTGAAGTTGCTCGTCAGCAGCATTGATAACGACCAGTATCGCTCGCGTAATGCGCTTATTCGCCGCCACATTGAAAAAATGGATGCCAGTTACCAGGTTGGAACCAGCGAGTTTAGCCTGTCATCGGTCGGAGAAATTGACTCCGCTGATGACCTGCTGATCGATAACTGTGCGCGTTACCTGCTGAAAGACTGGAAGGGTGTCGGTGAGCTTGTTGATGGCGAAGAGGTTCCGATTGAGTACACGCCGGAACGCGGTGCTGCACTTATGAAACAGGAACCAGTGATTTACTGGCAAATTCTGGCTGAAGCCGCCAGCATCGCCCAGGGGAAAGAACAGCAAAAGCAGGAAACCGTAAAAAAGCCATCGAAGCTCAAAAGTGGCTGAGTGAGTTCGGCGGGGAGCAGGGTGAAAAGGCAAAGTGGCGAAGGGAGAAATTAAAACTCCCGCCAATTCCAGAGCCTGAAATTGACGGTGTGACAGGGGAAATCCTCAACGCCTACTCCGTTATCTCCCGCTCCCGTCTGTATGCAGGGATGGCGGGCGCACCACTGCCGATCTCACTTCATGATATTGAGCGCTTTCTTTCTGCCAGGCCGCTTCTCATTGATCGTGATGAATTTGACGCTGCGATATTTGCCCTCGATAACGCATGGCGTGAACAGTGGGTAATGAATCAGAAGACTGGAACAATCGTAAACTAACTCAATCTCGGGCTTGTTGCTTAAACCATTTTTGCAACCAATCGCTTAGCTGTTAATGCTGAAATGGATGAGTAACATGCGAGTAATTCTTCTTGGGTTAGATCAGTTAGATTGGGATACAGCTCTCTGATTTTAGAAACAACAATCGGTGGTTCATCAGGAAGAGATTTTATCAATTCAAGCGCTCTGCGGTATTTCCCGGTTGGTGCGTTAGGCCTAAATCCATATTTTTTACACATGATTTGCGAAAACCAAACAGCGATACCTTCCTCCAGATAAGATGCAGGATCATTTCGAGGGTTTAGTATATGTACAGCCTCATGAGCCATCTCAAACAAGAAGCAAGGCCAACCAGCTTTTGAACCATTACTGAGATGAACAATACATATTTTCTCCCCATTTATTGCCATTCCTGAAGCTCGAGGTGAGTGGTCTCCATATATGATTGTTGGGTTGATTTTATAAGAAGTATCTCGGTGACCAAAAACATTTTCAGCTTCCGCGATGATCATCATCATAGCGTTGACACCGACAGATAAATCCTCACTAGGTAATTTATTGGGCAGTTGAAACATGAAAACCTCCATTATTTTTTAGTTATATCGACAACGAACATTAATACCTTAAAAAATCGCTAATGAAAGGCGTTTTTTCCGTTTGGAGATCGCAATGTCAGAGCAGACATCCCGCCTCGCCATCATCATCGACAGCACAGGCGCAGAAAAAAAAGCAGAAAGCCTGACCAGCGCCCTACATGGATTGACTGAATGGGGGCAGAAAGCAGCGGCCAGCGCCGGGAAGGTAACGAAGGCGACCGAAGAAGAATCCGCTGCTTTATCGGAACTACTAGACCGCATTGATCCGGTAAACTCAGCACTCAATAAGCTGGATAAGCAACAGCAGCAACTCGCGAAATTCAAGTCGAAAGGGATGCTGGATGATGAGACCTTTGATGTCTATTCGAAAAAAATTGAAGAAGCCCGCAATCGTCTCACCGGCTTTTCAGAGCAACTGAAAAATACTGGCATGTCTGCAAAGCAGACCGCTTTTGCCATGCGACTTGTTCCAATGCAAATGACCGATATCGTCACAAGCTTAGCCGCAGGGCAACCACCATTGATGGTTCTGTTACAGCAGGGCGGTCAGTTAAAAGACATGTTCGGCGGTATTGGTCCGGCAGCCAAGGCTATGGGGGGATATATTCTTGGGCTGGTTAACCCTTTCACCCTGGCGGCAGCCGCTGTTGGTGTTCTTGGATTGGCTTATTACCAGGGGAGCCAGGAACAGGGCGCTTTTAATAAATCACTTATCCTGACGGGTAATCAGGTAGGGAAAACATCAAGCCAACTGGCTGATATCGCTGCGCGTGCTAGTGTGGCGGCGAACTCAACTACAGGCAAAGCAGCATCAGCGCTAAATCTACTGGTGGAATCTGGAAAGGTTGCTGGTGATTCGCTTGAACGCGTGACAACTGCCGTTGTTAAAACGAGTGAAGCCACTGGTATTGCGACCGATAAACTGGTGGACGATTTCAACAAAATTGCCGCCGATCCGGTTGCGGCAATCACCAAACTGAACGATCAGTATCACTTCCTGACGCTGGCAACTTACAACCAGATTAAAGCCCTCCAGGATGAAGGGAATCAGCAGGAAGCCGCCCGTATTGCTACTGATGCTTACGCCACCACCATGCAGCAGCGTGCCGCAGATATTCAGGATAATCTCGGTTATCTCGAAAAGGCATGGAACGGACTCACCGGCGCAGCAAAAGGTGCATGGGATGCAATGCTGGGCGTTGGGCGCGAGCAGTCTCTTGAACAACGCCTGGCTGATGCAACTAAAAAGGCAAATGATGCGCGCGGCAAAGCCGTGGGTAATATTTTCGGTGTGCCAGGGTGGCAAACTGAAGCAACAGCAGCGGCTAATTTTCTGCAAAGTGCCATCGACCTGCAAGGAGACCTTACAAAAGCTGTCGCATCTGGCAGAGAAGAACAGGATAAGGCAATTAAAATACAGCAGGAAGCTGATCGTGTTAACCAGCAGTTCCTGTCGAATGCTGATAAGCGAAACAAGGCGATTCAGCAGCAGAAGAAATTCCTTGATGCCGGGGCCATCAGTGCAGATCAGTACGCGAAAAATATCGCGCGCATCAATGAAATGTACAAAGACCCTAAATCGCCCACGGCGCCGAAGGGGAAAGCATATAGCGAAGATGCCGCGACACGATTGCTGGATCAGATAAACCAGCAGACTGCGGCTATGCAGTCTCAACTGGACGCCAGCGACAAGATTAACAGTGCGACACAGGCGCGGGTCAAGTTCGAGCAACAGATCGCTGACCTCAAGCCCAAAACGCAGCTCACCGCCGACCCAAAATCGCTTTTGTCCCGCTCTGAGGAGATTCTTCAGGCTTACAAGAGACAGGAAGCGCTGCAAAACTCCGTTAAAACGCTCGACGATTACCGGAAAATGCAGGAGCAGGTTAAAACGAAGGATGAACAGCAGAATGATTTGCTGCGTGAGCGTCTGGCGCTGCTGGAAAAAGCAAAAGCCACCGGAAAGTTGGCGCCTGGGGAATACGAACAAACCCGATCTGATATCTACAAAAACACTCCAGCGGAACTTCCTTCTTCAGTAAAAAGCGTGGTTGGTAATCTGTCACCGACTGGCGGCCAGTTATCCGGCACGTTCGGCGGTATGCAACAGCAGTACATGCAGCTCGATCAGGCGCAACAGCAGTTACAGACGTGGTTGCAGGCGCAGGAAGCAGCATATGCCCAGGCTGCGCAAATCACCACGGAAGGCGAAGCGCGCATGACAGCAATTCGCCAGCAGGCTGCGCAAGCCAACCAGGTTATTGAATCCCAGAAAAACGAAATCATCACCAGCGCGACGCAGACCATGATCGACAGTGGTTTGCAGATTCTGGCAACTGGTTTCGGGGAGCAATCCGGGATTTATAAAGCTGCGTTCGCTGCCAGCAAGGCATTCGCTATTGCACAGTCTCTGGTTTCGATCCAGCAGGGGATTGCAATGGCGGCGGCTAACCCGTTCCCGTACAACATTGCTGCGATGGCATCCGTTGCAGCGGCGACGGCGAGCATCGTTTCTAATATCGCAGCTGTTGCGGATGTCGGTTTTGCTGCCGGTGGTTTTACGGGCCTAGGAGGGAAATACCAGCCCGCCGGGATAGTGCATAAAGGCGAGTATGTTTTTGATCAGGCTGCAACCAACCGGATCGGCGTCTCGAACCTTGAGGCGCTGCGCAATGGTGGTTCTCTGGATGCAACGCTGAGCAAGCCCGGTTTCGGTACGGGGGCGCAGAACGTGGACAACAGCAACAGAAATTCCATCAAGCAAAGCAATAATATTGTGCAGAACTACAATATGCAGGGTGTAACACCTGAGCAGTTAAACGTAGCACTTTCACAAAGTAACAAGCAGCTTTCTAAGCAATTAAAAGGAGAGTTGACCAAGGAAGTGATGACACCTCAGGGAGCTTTTGGCAATGCTTTAAAAAGCCGTTATACCCGAGGATACAAAACATAAGGCCAGACGTTCTGGCCTTTACTTTTAGCGTTCTAATTCAGATTCAAGCTGTTCAACGGCGCGTTTTAAAAAGGCGAGAGATTGCTTTTTGATTTCTGTATTCAGTTCTGTTCTGGAGTCAATGTAATTTTCAATCCATACACCGATATCGGCTGAATTTACTCCTTTCCCATCGCCAAGATCTTCATAGATGCGAAAGCCGTACTCTGTGTTGTCAGTGCTTTTATCGTGATTTGTTTTAAATTCCATACATCCTCCAGAGGGTTAGGGTGAAAAATAATTTTATCGTTTTTCGTAGGGGCTGTAATGTCTGAAAAATACTATCCGCACGATTATCTTCCCATGCCACTACAGGACGGTTATGCATTTCAGCCAGTCAGTCCGTTAAAGCATACCGAAATGACCACCGGCCGCGCCCGCCAGCGCCGCGCGTTTATTTCGACGCCGACACAGGCAAATGTGCAGTGGTTTTTCGAAAATGATGCTCAGGCTCAGCTTTTTGAGGGCTGGTATCACGAAACCATTACTGACGGTGCCGACTGGTTTTTTATGCGGTTGCAAACGCCGCTGGGCGTTGAACTCTACAAATGCCGGTTTACGGACATCTATCAGGGGCCGACTCTTGTCGCCCCGATTTACTGGCAGTTCTCCGCGACGCTTGAGTTGTGGACTCGACCCGTCCTCGACGATGGCTGGGCTGAGTTCCCGGATTACATCATCAACAGCAGCATCATTGATATTGCGCTTAACAGGGAGTGGCCGGAAGCATGACCAGTCCGACTTTGAAACGACTGTATGCCTCTTCCGGTGAAGAGGTCATTATCAAAACTTTGCAGATCAACATCGGTGATGATGTCATGTATCTCTGCGATGGCTACGACAACATAACAGCGACGACGGAAACTGGTGAAGAGGTCACATTCATCGCCAGCGCCATTGATGTTGCGCTACCGGCGCGGAACAGTGACGGCACGCAGGACTTGCAGTTTGCTGTCTCAAACATCAACGGTGAAGCATCCACATCTGTGCGTAGCGCGCTGGAAAATCTGCGTGGCGCCACGGTGACCTACCGACAATATACATCTGACGATTTAGCCGCGCCCGCAGACCGCCCTTATACCCTGACTGTTAAAAACGGGTACTGGACTGCAACACAGGCGCAGATTATCGCTGGATACATGAATGTGCTGGATACTGCCTGGCCACGCTATCGCTACACACTCCCGTTCTATCCTGGCTTGCGTTACATGAGTTAATGTTCAGCCATAAATTACTTGATAAGATAAGGTTCTTCTTATTGACAGGGATAGAAAAGTGAAACGATTGTTGCTGGTTTCTGCCGTAATTTTACTGGCCGGGTGTTCGGCTAAATACAATACGAACAATATTCAGAGCAACACTGAGCAGTTAGTCAAAGATGCTCCAGTTGCTATTTCCATGCCATCTGATGGGGTATATGAAATCCGCACATATGCTGGCTCTGGAAACTCGACAGCGACTGCATTAAAAGCTGCTTTTTTGCGACATTCAGATAACGTAACGATCTACGCTGATTGTGAAGATGTTACTTGTCTGAAAAATAATCATACAATCCATCATGGATACTACGTTGTTCCTCAGATATTGCATTGGGAGGACAGGGCTACTGAGTGGTCAGGAATTCCAGATAAAATTGAAGTGAAAATTACAATTTATAATGCAGAATCCAACAATCGGATTGCCTCAACGATTATTAGCGGGAAAAGTAAGTGGGCCACATTTGGTGGTGATCATCCGCAAGACTTGTTGCCAGAGCCTGTAAACTCGTACATCTCCAGCCTGTATTGAACCGTCAGTAAACTACATTGCAAACCCCGTTTATACGGGGTTTTTTATTGCCTGAAATTCGGAGGCTTAATGTTCAATCAAGATAAATACCTTTCGGTCAGATGGCTGAAAGGCGGTCGCGCTTACCCTGAACTTGACTGTTTCGGCATCGTGAATGAAGTGCGCCGCGATCTGGGGCTTCATGAGTGGCCGGATTTTGCCGGGGTAACGAAAGATGATGGCGGCCTTAATCGCGAAGCGCGAAAACTGATGCTCTCCCTGCAACACTGCGAGCCATGTGAAGGCGCTGGCGTGGCTTGCTATTCAGGCTCAACCGTTACGCATGTCGGCGTTGTCGTGGAACTCAATGGCAGTCTGCATGTGGCCGAATGCAACCCTAAATCCAACGTTTCTTTTACGCCGGTGGCGCAGTTTGTTCGCCGCTTCGTTAAAGTGGAGTTCTGGAAGTGACCATCAGAATTTACCCCTCACGGTTACCCGGCGAACCGCTGGAAACGCATGAACATAGTGCAATTACGATCCATCAGTGGATGACGCGGAACGTTGATAATTATCGCGCTGATATGAAACATCCGATCGCCATTGAAGTGGACGGCGTGAATATACCGGCTGCCGCATGGTTCGATTATGCGATCAGCCCGACAAGTGATGTGCGCATTTATCCGGTTCCTCATGGTGCCGTTGCGCTGGCGTGGATTGCCGTTGCTGTTTCGGTCGCATCTGTTGCTTATGCGTTGTTCTTTGCGCCAGGCGCATCCGATCCCGGCGGTTTCTCTTCGTCGACAGGCGATTCACTGGACGTTAACCCGGCAAAAGCGAACCGTGCCAAGCTGGGTGACCCAATCCGCGAACTGTTCGGACGCCGCCGAATTTACCCCGATTATGTAGTGCAGCCGGTAACCCGGTTCAGCCCGGACGATCCGACAGTGATGACCGTTGAAATGTTCGTTGCTCTGGGATTCGGACAATTTTCATTCGGCGAAGGGGATATGCGCGTCGGCGCCACGCCAGTTTCATCGCTTGGTGATGGTTTCGCGTACACCGTTTTTCAGCCAGGCCAGAATGTCGCTGGCGATCGCCGTAGCGAAAACTGGTTTAACTCTACCGAGGTTGGTGGGACGTCATCGGGCGCTGGGCTGGATATGGCCCAGACAGCGCCGGACACGGATGATGTTGTGGCGCAGTCGCTGACGGTGTCGGGAAGTACAATCACGTTTAATGGATTAAGCGCTGACGACGAAACTGCAACAAATGAGTTGCCTGATTCGTGGGTTGCTGGTGCGACAGTTGAGCTAATCGTACCCGATCAGTTTGTTGTAACCAATGATGGTGCATACAGCCGCATTACCAGTGACAATCTGGCGGAAATCGCCCCTTACGTCGGAATGCCGGTAACGCTCTGGTACAACAGCGTCGACTACAGCCTGTTTATCGCTTCGTATACGCCGCATGCAGACGCGACAGAGGACGAAGAGGAAGTCACCGCGTCGATAACGCTGGCTTATGAGAGTGAAACCGGCGCGCCTTTTACGGGTATTCCTGAGGGGTATATCAGGCTTTCCGTTTCTCACGCTGGATATCAGTACAAAATTTTCGACGTGGACGGCACCAGTGTGACTCTTCAACGCTTGATTGATGGTGTTGTCGATAACACATGGCCGGGTTTCGTGGCGCGCACCGTGCTTGATTTTGAGGCATCTGGCGTTAACCAGAATGACTCCTGGATGGGACCATTTCTGGCATGCCCGGATAATGAAACCATAGACATGTTTGAAGTGAATTTCTTCTTCCCGAATGGCATTTGCGGGTACGACAAAAAAGGGAGAAAACAAAACAGAACGGTTCGCTGGGAAGTTCAGTACCGCGTTTATGGCTCTGGTTCGGGATGGATGAGCAAAACCGGTTCGTATAATACAAAAAATATTAATGGCCTTGGTTTCACTGAGCGCATCACGCTGAATTCTCCCGGTCTTGTTGAAGTGCGGTGTCGGCGCACTAACGAGCAGGGGCAGGATAACAGCCGAGATAATATGTACTGGCAATCATTGCGTGGCCGCCTGCTGACCAGGCCGTCATCGTACGCTGGCGTAACGACGATGGGTGTCACGGTAGAAACAGGCGGCAAGCTGGCCGCTCAGTCCGATCGCCGGGTGAACGTTGTAGCTACAAGGATTTACGACACTGGCGCGGCGCGTAGCATCTCCGGCGCGCTGTACCACGTTGGTAACTCGCTGGGGCTGGACATGGACACCGACGCCATTGATGCGCTGGAAAGTACGTACTGGACGCCTGACAATGATTTTTTCGACTTCGAGACGACCGACAGCACATCTGCGCTGGAGGTTTTGCAGAAGATCGCCAACGCCGGGAAAAGCTATTTTCTGCTTGCAGACGGGCTTGCCTCGGTTGCGCGCGAAGGTGTTAAGCCCTGGTCGGGGGTTATCAGTCCACATGAGATGACAGAAGACCTGCAAACTGCGTTTGTAGCTCCATCTGACGACGATTATGACGGCGTGGACGTTACGTATATCAACGGAACGACATGGGCTGAGGAAACGGTACAGTGCCGGACACCGGATAATCCAACGCCCGTAAAAATCGAAGACTACACGCTTGACGGTGTGCTAGACCGGGACCGGGCATATCAGATCGGCATGCGGCGGCTGATGAAGTACCAACAGCAGCGGTTGACGCATACGACATCAACAGAGCTGGACGCGCTTTGCTATAACGTCGGCGACCGTATCGTGCTGACCGACGACATACCGGGCAGCCAGACAGTCAGCGCGCTGATTGAAGAGATGGATACCACTGATAACAAGACAACGTTTACGGTGACGGAGCCTCTTGACTGGTCTTTCGAGAACCCTCGCGTGCTGATACGTTACCAGGATGGCACCGCTTCTGGCCTGATGGTTGCAACAAGAATGGGGGATTATCAGGTGCTGGTTCCCGAGCAACCAGAATTCAGCTCTATTATTCTTAATGATCCTGCCATTGAGCCGCCGCGTCTGGTTTTCTGCGACTCTTCGGAGGTCGGTTATAACGCAATCATCTCAGAAATAGCGCCGCAGTCCGATGGCACGTGCCAGGTAACGGCGAAACAGTATAAACCCAGCTTCTACAATTATGACGATGCCACTTATCCCGGCAATGTAACCTGATCCACACTTCAATCGTATCCGCCGTTGCGGATTACTAAATGAGGCCTATATGACCACCTATAACACCAAAGAACCTCTTGGTTCTGCATCCGCCAAGGTTCTTTATGATAACGCCCAGAACTTTGATCACCTTTCAAATGACCAGGAAAATGAGCTATGGCCTGATCGTTTTGGTAAAAATCGCCTTACATGGCACGGAATGGAAGAGCGTTATAAAACAGCGATCGCAAACCTCGGTTTAAATCCTGTCGGGACATTTCAGGGCGGGGTGGTTATTAATTCCGCTGGTGACATCATTCAGGATGAGACAACAGGCGCATGGTATCGCTGGGATGATCTCACGACCCTGCCGAAAACCGTTCCGCCAGGCTCTACTCCAGATTCATCCGGCGGTACAGGTGTCGGAAAATGGCTGGCCGTAGATGTCAGCGATGTCTTGCGCCGCGAACTGGCGCTGCCAACCGGTGCGGAACAGATCGGCTATGGTTATGTGACGGTTGCCGAACGTTTGTCTTATGACGTGTATTTCACTGGAGGAAGTGGTGCCACAATAGAAGAGATTCAGGCGTTTATTGATGCTAACGAAGGTTGTACGATTCAATTTCCTCCCGGCGATTATGACATCACAGACTGGTTGTTCGTTCCTGCAAACACCAAGCTAAAAGGAGCACAGGAGATATCAATAAAAAGTCACAACGTGAATCATCCTGAATACACATCAATAATAGATAGTATGTTTTCTGCTCCCGGCATTACCCGGTTTAACCTGAAAGGGGCGCCAACAAAATACATTGTAACCGATGTGGTGGAGGCTACTGACGACGCGTCGATTTCTGCAGGCATAACCCTGAGTGACGAGAACTCAGGCTTAGAAAACATTCTCATCGCTGGATGGCGTGAGTTAACAGATAGCTCTTACGAAAGGCCAAATATCGCTGGTTCCGTGGATGCAGGAGCCACACCGTGCTTTGACATGGGTATCTTCATTCCGGCTATCAGCGGTTGCTCTGTCAAGGGAGTTGCTGTTATAGGGTATTTCAGTTCCGGGTATGCATGTCTTTATCTTGATGCCTCCCGTTCTTATCTAAATAATGGCTCAGGCAACACATTTAACATTGATGACCGCCTTAAGAGCAACAGCATGTGTGACCTTACGGTACAGGATTGTTTCTTCTGGTCCATGGATTACAACACTCCGACGCAAAACACCGGTGCAGTATCAGCCTACGGTATCAAGCTTAAAGGTACAGACAGAGATATTCGAGACCTGACTAAGTATCCAACAGTTAGCGGCGCTGCCAGCAATTGGATTTGGGGTGGGCACGGAACGTCGGATCAGTTCTACATTAATACAGTAGCTCGCGGTATTTATTTTGATGCATCATTGCGCACGTTTAACGGCGACACTCGCTTGTCAGATACAACTACAGGCAATAACGGGTATCCCACAGAGAGTATGGCTGGGCGTGGAAGTAAAATATTCTTCACAAACTGTACATTCCGGTTGGGGAATATTTATCTCAATCGTGTAACGAATTTCAATATAGTTAACTGTTATGGAGAAGCCGGAACTTTCACTCAGACCAACCTTACTGGACGCGTAACTGTGGTTGGAGGGGATATTCTCCAAAGTTACCAATCCGTAACGCTACCAAATGTTGATGGTTCAACCCCTTCAGTCCCATATGATACGAACACATCACCTATGTTTTTCTCGTATGGTAGCGGGAAGAATGATAGATTTCAGTTATTTCATGCCAGTCCTTCTAATGTCTATTTTCGTCCGCATTTTGATAACAAAATTGCAAATGGATATTATGATGGAACAACTCGCTGGGCTTGGTCTAATACATATACAGTACAGTTAACTACAGCTAGTATTACATGTTTTGGAACAGCTAACTCTGTTAACTTTGTAAAACCTCCGCGCCTGCCAAGTTTCACTACCGCAGGAAGGCCTGCCCTTGGTCTTGTTGACGCAGGTGCGCAGATATTAGATACAACTTTAGGTTACGCTATAACATGGACCGGATCAGCATGGAAAAATGGTACTGGGACGATAGTGTAA